TGCCCTCAAGACCCAATAATGGATCCTTCTATAATGGATTTTATTAAAGATGTTGAGTTGCCATTTTGTCGCAATATGGATCGGGTTGCAATGCCAAGGCTCAATAACCCATTTGCTTGGATCCCGGAGGTCCAAGATTTTAAAGGCATTTTTATTGAATTAATGAAGCAGGCTATCAGGCAATTGATAGTTAACCTTATTATTAAGTTAGTTATCAAGGTTTGTTCTATAGCCAGCGGCGCGCTTTGCAAAACTTTAGAAACTGCGGGAGGCCTCATCGCGACCATCCCAGAAGCCGCAACCGCAAGAGACAACTTTAAAAATGCAATTAGGGATCACTTGTGTGGTGATGACTCGACCGATAATCAACTTGAGGATACAATTGATGATCTGCTTAATCAATTGGGTGGAGATGCCGGCACCACAGCAAGTGAAGATAGTTTAAAAAATTATATTACAGATGTTTCCGCTTCTTCAACACAGGCAGAGATGATGGCCGCTATTATGGGCAACGCCTTTCCTGATTTTTTAATAATTGCAGAAAATATAAGGCTTTTTGAATATCCTGAATTAGAAGATATTTTTCCAAATAGAGAAGCAATAGGTAACTTTTTTCAAAATGTCGGAAATGTGCTGCCGGCAGATGCAAGAGACGCGATAGGCAATGAGCTTGATAACCCGCCGGCGCACGGCGATCCGGACCGCCCCGTAAATCCATCACTGTGTCTAACCGAGGATGATTGGAATGCTTTTTGTGAATATAGACAACAGCTCCTCGCCGGCCGCGCATCGCCAGCACAGATTCGCGAAATGTGTGACAATTTGCGTGATCAAATGGAAGATGACTTGGAGGACTTAAGTGACGTCTTGCAAGGTGGAATTCCCAATTATTTAGATTCTAATATGCCCCCTATCATGCAGCCTCCCGGCTGTGATGATTCCCCGGGCCTGATTCCTTTTGAAACAGAAGACGCCAAAGTTGTTGCAACGAATGCTATAAGGGGAGATTTTCAAAATTTACAACTTGCCTATACAACGGATATGCTTGGAGATGGACCCTTTCAAAGTCAGTGGGGAATGATAAATTTAATTTTAAGCGATACTATGGGAAATCCTTTTACAGCCCATACGAGAAAATCCTTGTTTTCTCCCATGTATGTAGATTTCTATACCGATTCGGGCGACCAGGATTATGGTAACGTGGCCCCTGTCAAGGTCCAAAAAGGAGCATATCCCGCTAAAGTAGCAGAATGGTTACAATATCAACTGGCCGGAAGCAACGAGGCTACTGATTTACGAGATGCATTAAGTTTTTATTCAACTAATGATTGGCACCCCCCTGTTACTGCATCTGCGACATTTGATAGTTTAGCTATAAATGATGGAGATATTAAATACTTTAATTTGCCTGAGATGGGATATAATGTCGACATTAGACCCGACTATGCGCGCACTAAGATTGACTTCATACAAATAGGAAGAAAAAAGACCCCCGACATAACTCTTAGTTTTAAAGATAATGCAAAAGGGCTTAGAAAGGGAAATAATTCAAAAAATTCTGCATACTCTTATGGATTTGATATTGAGTGTTATTTTTCCGATTTAGCAAAAATGACGCCCCTATATTCTCCGAATTTTATAGATCCGGCAGATAGAAGCTCACATATGAATAAAAAAATTCACAACTTGCCTACTGATAATGTTAGATTAGTTGTTAATGATTATCTTAACGATGGTAGCAAAAGGGAAAATCCTTTATGCGGAATCTTGCCTTTTAATCCGCCGCCATTTGGCGAAAGTGATAATTTTACTGGTAGCGTTGGAGAAAGAAGATATGAAATTTTTGTAGAAACTGATATTTTAGATCAGCTTGACGTCGAGAGCTATCCAAAATTTAAAAATTGTTTTCTTGTACAATCGGACTATGCCCCGCAGATTAGCTTATTGTCTGATATGACAAATATCTCCGAGGACAATGTTAAGGTCTTTCACGATGCCGTAATGAGTAATATTGTTTCAGATTTATTTAGCGAAGTAGCAAATAATGATGTTGGGTTTGAGTATGGCGCGCAGTTTGATGGGCTATCAACACAAGATACTGAATATGTTTTAGGCCCAGGTTATAGGGACTCGGGCCTTCCTTATGGAGATGCTGAGATAGAGACCGAGGACGACGACGGCAATGTAGAATATAGGGGCATCATAAATAACGATATGATAATGGGAATGAGCCGAATGGAATATCTTTTCGAGACTGATGAATATGCCGGCCCATCTTCTGAGAATAGGGTATTTTATTTAGACCCCAATACGTTCGGGGGCACATATATGAATCCGCCAATATATATTAAGCCAGAGAAAAATACGGGATGGATGGGCCTTGCAGAAGCTTTATTTCCAGAGATTGGTCCCTGCAGGACTGATGAAGAGGCCGGCGATCTTGTTAATTTTGATCAAATTAATGATATAGTAGGAGATGCATACAACTATATTCCAGAAGATTCAAGGCTTAAGGCCGGCGGAAAAGACTGTGTTGTTGAGCTTCCTTACCACAGAATATTGGACAGATCCTCGGCTGCTTCATTAGAGGGCCTTATTATTGCCGCAATTAGAATATATGCCAGCACTCATATGATAAAATCACTTGCTACCTTTTCAAAATTTAAACCATCATTTCCCGATGTTTTTGGGCCTTTATACGCGCAACATATTGTTGAATCAATAGAGGATTCTTTATCTGGAGCAGACTCCGAGAAAGCGGAACGCCTCAGCTTGTTTAAAGATTCAGAATTTTATATGGCATTTTTAGAACAGGCTGTCCAAATGTACGCAAGAAGAGTTGATAACGGTGGCGTTTTGGGCACTCCAAGTGATGTAATGCGCGCACTCTTTGCTTTAAATGATATGCAAGATGATTATCATTTTCCTTCGAAGAGAGATTTGCGTGACGCAAAAGAGATAGACGAAGTTCCAAGAATAAGAACTTTAAAAAATTATCGTGAGGATCTAAATTTTAATCAAATTTACTTAACAAAAGACAAAGCAAAAAAAATCTTAAGACAACTTGTGGTTGATGAATTAAATTCTATGGGCGAGAGAATCACCAAAAGCCTAGAAACGATGGACATTAAACCAAAGACGGCCGATATATCATACTATATGCTTGAAAATTATACACAAGGAAGCAGCTTGGAATTAAAAGAGGATAATTTTGTCGAAACATCAGAAGATCTGCCAACTTCTGGTGATGGCCACTATACTAACGGTGGGGAGCTTTCTGTGTATGTGGTTAACGAGCCTGATTCTTTGTTTTCTTTTGGAGACGAATATTTCGGCTACTATCACGTGCACACCAATGAATCGGGAGATATAGCATATATGGCCGGCGAAGAGCACCGCGACGCTCCTCATGATGTCTTGCTTCCATATGCTAACAAAGTCATGATTCCGATCGGCGATGTTTCCGACCTCGGGCTAAGCATTGATGAATCCGCCGCCACAACAAGGCCGTTTATGATTGAGAAATATATAAAAATTAACGATGAGTATCACACACCTTCCGAGGCGCTGTCTCTTATAAAAGAAAACGACGCCACATTAAATATTTCAGATGTTTATCCCGGTACTTTAGCTCTTTCTCCCGATGAAACCTCTCCCATCGGCATAACAGGGGAGCTGGGGGTTAGATATGGCCTCAGATTTTCTGTTGTGATTAACTCCGAAAAACACACTTTGATTGAAGTTGATCTTGATGTGCTTGATCTTAAAATATCTGAATTTGTTTCTTTTGAGGGGAACAGCAAAACGCTGGTCTGTTTATTGAGTTTATTAAAAAACCATGAGATGTTTAATATAATTGTAAATTATATTTTTAGCTTTAATAAAGTAACTTCTATTGTGGCAATCTATAATGATTTAGGATTTTTTCCATCAATTGGAGAAGTTACAGTTGCAGACGGCGAAGCGTATGGGTTGACTTCGGCATTCACCTCGAAGCCTGGAATGAGAGCAGATATTGAAATGGAAGGAGACGAAGTAGAGTCTATAACGGAAAATTCCACATTAGGGTGGGCTTCTGCCGCCGATAGAATGCCTGGACTTTTTAGTGGCATGTTTGTTAGAGAGTGGGACAATTGGGACAAAGTAATATTAAGAAGATCTAAACACAGGATTAAAAGAATGTTTAAAACATACTATAAACATGGCTGGTCGTTTGCTCCTGGAAACTTTGATTTTCCCAATCTACCGTCCCCGGGAGAATTATTTTTCAAAAGATTAAGGTCAAATATGTTCCCAACAGCCGGCGAACACCTCCTTCCGTGGTGGAAAAGGCGAAAACTAAGATCAAATCCGTTCGATTCAAGAGGAAATATTTGTGAAAAGGAATAATTACTAAGAGGAAACTAATATGTCTATAAGTATAGCCCTTCCATTGAACAAAAATTCAACTAATGGTTTTGAAACTAATGACAGCATTTTTTCTGTCGTAAGGCAAAATTTAAAAATGTTAATTTTGACGATCCCGGGCGAAAGAGTGATGATCCCTGATTATGGCGTTGGCCTAAAAAAATATTTATTTGATAGTTATGGGGAGCATCTTTCATCCCAGATCGATCATAAAATAAGAGAACAAGTAAAAAAATATATGCCTGCCATTACAATATTTGATATTATTATTAATAAAGATAATCTTGATACAAGCAGACTCAATATTGCTATAAATTATTCAATTCCAGGAATCCAGATGAAAGATTTATTAAGATTTACTATTTAAAAAAGAGGGGTTTTAATGCCTAATCAAGAAGATAAAATAATACCAATTAACTATACTAATAGACAATTTGCCACCATTAGAAGAGACTTGATGGAGATTGCACAAAGATATTATCCAGATAGTTTTCAAGATTTCAGCGAAGGCTCCTTTGGTGCCCTAATGTTAGATGCCGTCTCGTACGTTGGAGATCAACTTTCATTTTATTTGGATTACAATGTTAATGAGTCCTTTTTAGATACTGCGTCTCAGTACAGAAATGTTTTAAGACTCGGAAAGGTTTTGGGTTATAAATACCCCGGCCGCGCGTCTACATATGGAGAAGTGGCCCTTTTTGTATTATTGCCGGCCTCTTCGACAGGCATCGGCCCTGATATGAGATACGCGCCGATTTTAAGAAGAGGCTCCACTGTTACAAGCCAAAACGGTCTAGCGTTTATTTTGACGGAAAATGTAAATTTTGCAGACCCACGACATCCAAAAGTTGTCGCCCGCGTTAACGATGCAACCGGTGCACCCACCTTTTATGCCATTAAGGCTTATGGAAATGTTGTGTCTGGCATATTGTCTACGACAAGAATAAGAATCGGACCGTATGAAAGATTTAAAAAGGTAATTCTCAATAACCCTGATATCTCAGAGATAACGAGAATCGTTGATACCGAAGGAAACGAATATTTTGAAGTCGACTATTTGTCTCAAGATCTTATATATAAAGAAATTGTTAACAAAAACTTTAACAACGATCGAATACCTTCAATTTTAAAGCCAACTCTGGTTTCGAGAAAGTTTGTTATCGAAAGAGACAGAAATTATACGTACATACAGTTTGGTAGTGGAAAGGCGGGGGATGAAAACGTTGTTAAAAATCCTCAAAAAACGGCGGTCGATTTGTTCGGAAAGGAATATATTTCTGATACAACATTTGATCCAACGAAGCTTTCGAAAAATGAAAATTTTGGCATAGTGCCAGAAAACACAACACTACTGATTTCTTATAGGGCGACAAATCCTACAAACTCAAATGTCCCATCCGGCGGCATCAAAAAAGTTTCGTCTGCGCTCTTTGATTTTGATAATCCTCAAAGACTATCGGTGAGCACAGTCGCAACGATTAGGCAGTCGTTAGAAGTCACAAACGAGACCCCAATAATCGGAGCGGTTTCTAACCCAACGGTTGACGATATAAAAAGAAGGGTGTATGATACGTTCCCAACACAAAATCGAGCCGTAACCCAGGCAGATTATGAGAGCTTGGTATACACAATGCCGGCAAAATTTGGTTCAATAAAGAGGTGTTCTGTACAAACAGACCCAAATTCTATGAAGAGAAATTTAAATTTATATGTAGTTTCGGAAGGGACTGATGGCAAACTAGAACTTAGTAATCAAGTTTTAAAGAATAACATTAAGACTTGGCTGAATAATCACAGAATGATTAATGATACTATTGATATATTGGATCCATACATAATAAATTTAGGAATTAATTTTTCTATCAAGACAAGTCCGTCAGCCAGCAAACACAGCGTTTTACAGCAGGCGATTAATCGTTTGGCTTCTCTTTATGTCGATACATTTTATATTGGGGAGCCTCTTCGTATAAGTGATATATATCAAATACTTAAGTCAGCAACAGGCGTATTAGATGTTATAAGCGTGAGTATTGTTAATATGACCGGAGCAAATTATGCTGGAAACACCATAGAGATAAATAAGAATCTTTCTGGCGATGGCAGTATGTTGACCTCCCCAAGTAACGCTGTTTTTGAAATTAAATATCCAAAAGTTGATATTAAAGGAGTTGTTAGATAATGGCTATAAGAAGATACAC